AGAGGACTCATTTTCCTTTTTGGCATCAAGAAATTGAAGATATCCTAGTATTGAAAAATAACAAAGGCACAGAAGATAATAGAGTACGTAAGTTAGATTATTCTATTCAGCTTAACAAAACTATGTATGAGAGGTTACTCACCCAGGGTGACATTACTCTTTTCTCGCCACACGATGTGCCAGGATTGTACGAAGCATACTTTGGAGATGCTGATGAATTTAAAATTTTATACGAAAAGTATGAAAAAAATACAAAGATAAAGAAGAAAAAGATCAGTGCCATGGATTTGTTTTCAGCATTGGTAAAAGAACGTGCTGAAACAGGACGTATCTATATTATGAATGTTGATCATGCTAATAACCATAGTTCATTTAAAGATACTGTATACATGAGTAATCTTTGTCAAGAGATTACACTTCCAACCAAACCCTTACAACACATCGACGATGAGCAAGGTGAAATAGCACTTTGTATTCTATCAGCAATCAATGTAGGTGTTATTAAAGATTTAGATGACATGGAGGATCTTTGTGATCTAGCAGTAAGGGCATTAGATGAAATTATCGATTATCAAAAATATCCTGTAAAAGCCGCAGAAATATCTACAAAGGCAAGAAGAAGTCTTGGAGTAGGATACATTGGTTTAGCACACTATCTTGCGAAGCATGGTTGTAAGTATTCAGATAAGAAAGCATTAACAAAAGTACATGAGCTTACAGAAGCATTTCAATACTATTTGCTAAGAGCAAGTAATAAATTAGCACAGGAAAAAGGTCAATGTGACTATTATGATCGCACTAAATATAGTGATGGAATACTGCCTATTGATACATACAAGAAGGAATTGGACGAAGTTTGTTCAATTACACTAAAATATGACTGGGATGATCTTCGCGAGAGCATTGGACTTCACGGTTTACGGCACTCAACATTGTCCGCACAAATGCCATCGGAGAGCAGTTCCATTGTGTCGAACGCAACCAACGGAATCGAACCGCCTAGAGGGTTCTTGTCCGTTAAGAAGTCAAAAAAAGGGCCTCTTAAGCAGATTGTTCCGCAGTATACTACGTTAAAGAATAACTATACATTACTTTGGGACATGCCAAGCAACGATGGTTATATTAACATAGTAGCAGTAATGCAAAAGTTCTTTGATCAAGCTATATCAGGAAACTGGAGTTATAATCCTACACATTTTGATAATAATGAAGTACCTATGAGCATAATGCTCAAAGACTTGTTAAATACATACAAGTACGGTTGGAAAACTTCTTACTATCAAAACACCTACGATTATAAGACTGATGGTGATGTAGAAGAACCACAACATCCTTTGGGCTGGCATGATAACGTAAAAGAAAATCCAGTTGAAAGAACAGAATTCAACGGTACCGATGAGGAGTATGAAGAATATTGTGACAGTTGTGCTATTTAGAGATTGACATATAAGTCTTATGATAGTATAATAGTTACACAGGTAGAGGAAAATAAAAATGGCAAAAACAGTATTTAATAAAGAAAAAGTGGATTTCACAAAGAGCACGATGTTCTTTGGTCCTGACCAGAACACACAAAGATATGATGTATTTAAATTTCCAGAGTTTGATAAACTTAATCAAACTATGTTGGGTTACTTTTGGAGACCTGAAGAAGTTTCACTACAAAAGGATAGAGCAGACTTTGCTAATTTTAGACCAGAACAAAAACATATCTTTACTGCCAACTTGAAATACCAAACTTTATTGGATAGTGTACAAGGAAGAGGACCTAGTCTAGCATTCCTACCCTATGTTTCATTGCCTGAGTTAGAAGGTTGTATTGTTACTTGGGACTTCTTTGAAACAATCCATTCACGTTCATATACACATATTATAAAAAATGTATACGCAGACCCAAGTGAAGTATTTGATACAATATTAGATGACAAAGAGATTTTGAAACGTGCTCAGTCAGTCACTAAAAACTATGACAGTTTCACCTTAGCGGCTGATGATTGGTTTCATCGTAAACAAGGAACTATGTATGATGTTAAGAAAAAACTTTTCTTAGCTATGATGAATGTAAACATACTAGAAGGTTTACGTTTTTATGTATCATTCGCTTGTACATTTTCTTTTGCTGAATCAAAAAATATGGAAGGCTCAGCTAAAATTGTTTCACTAGTAGCTAGAGATGAAGCAACACATTTAAATTTATCAACACATGTTCTTAAGAATTGGATCAAAGGAAACGATGATCCAGACATGAAAAAAATTGCTCGTGAATGCGAGGACGAAGTTTATGAAATGTGGAGAACCTGCGTTGATGAAGAAAAGGCCTGGGCAAATTATCTTTTCAAAGACGGAGCAATAATTGGATTGAACGAAGAACTGTTACATCATTATGTAGAGTTTATTGCTAACAAAAGACTGAAAGCATTAGGATACAAAACCATTTATGACCGTCCACTTAACAATAACCCATTACCTTGGACACAACATTGGCTTTCAAGCTCAGGACTTCAAGTAGCACCACAGGAAACAGAAGTAGAAAGTTATATCATTGGAGGTATTAAACAAGATGTGGACAAGGATGTACTGAAAGGTTTTAAATTGTGATGAAAGCAGTAATCTATAGTAAAACTCATTGCCCTAGTTGTTTAAAAGCAAAGGCAGAGTTTAAGAAATTGGGTGTCGAATATGAAGAAAAACTTATCGGAACTGACATCCAACCTCAAGAATTGTTTACCATTTTCGAGGAAAAAGGATTAGCACAGCCAAGAACAGCACCGCAGATCTTTATAAGTGATACTTATATAGGAGGATATGAAGCATTGTTGAAATATATTGAAGATACAGGCTTCAACGGAACAGGAGCGTCAGTAGGCTAATGTTAATTGAAAAACCATACGGTATTGGAGATACCGTTACGTTTAAGACTGGGGCCGGCGAAGAAGTAGTAGCCAGAGTCACAGAAGTAAAAGATGATTCTATAAAGGTTAAAAAGCCCATGGTATTGACTATGACGGAGAAAGGAATTGGAATGGTTCCTTATGCTTTGACAGTCAGCATGGATACTGATATGCTTATCAATTTAGCTAACATAGTATTCATTGCTAAGACAAGTCCAACAACCTCCAAGCAATATGTAGAATCAACGACAGGACTAAAGGTAGTCAACTAAAGGAGATAATATGTCAGATATACACGAACAAATAAAAGCTCATTACGAAGCATACTTGGCTGAGGCAGAGTCTTTTGATACAAAAGGTGTAAAGGCCGCGGCCGCTAGAGCAAGAAAGGCTCTTGGCGAAATGGGCAAATTGGCAAAAGCTCGAAGAGCTGAGATCCAAGAAAAAAAGAATAATATGTAAATAAATACAGTTAAGGAGGAGAAATCCTCCTTAATCTAAGAAGGGCAAACTATGGCACAACAAGGTAAGCTAAAATGGTATAATCATGTCAAGGGGTATGGCTTCATTTCAAGAGAAGAAGACCAGAAAGACCTCTTTTGTCATGTGTCTGAATTTAGAAAGTCAGGCATCAAGAAAGTCAAAGAAGGCATGATTATTGAATATGAACTTTCAGACCATAATGGCAAACCAGTAGCAGTCGATATCAAAGTAGTTCACATTCCAGAATAGGAGAGTTAGATGGCGGAAGCCATGTTGTTATTCATGTTGGTTATTAAACATGCCCTAGCTGATCTGGTACTACAGAGCAGACTTACTTCTGGAGACAAAAGCAATCTAAAAAGTTGGAAAGGTTACATACACGCAGGAGACCACGGCCTTCTTACGTTCGTTGTATTCTTATTCTTTACTAGCTTCGAAAATTCTGTTATAATTGGCATGTTGGATTACGTGCTTCATTTTCTTATAGATTACATCAAAACTATATTAGTAAGACGTTTTGGTGTAGTACAGAATACCCGAACGTTTTGGATTGTACAAGGTGTTGATCAAATAGCACACTATTCTTGTTATTTTCTTTACGTTCTTCTCTTGACAAATCTATTATAATATGCTATAAATAATACTACAACGTTGAAGCAATTCAAACGCTGGACAGGACCTGGGGGCGGTACCCAGCAGGTCCACCATAAAGACACTGGAGTTTAGTGATGGTTGAAATAGTTTGGCATATACTTTTGACAGTATGTTTACAAGGTGACTGTATGTCACAAGAAGTAATGACATTTAGAGATCAAAAGACTTGTGAAGCTATAGTACAACGATACACAGAAATTCCAATAGATGGTCACTGGACTAGTGTTACATATATTTGTAAACCAAAAGATTCAGTGTCTTTATGATGGGCCTGAAATAGGATCGACTGGCAGTCAATAGAGTTCGTGGAGTTGTCCGGATCTAAGCTCGGTTAACGCGAAGACACGTTATAGATGCAAACGATAATGTATCAAACGTATTTTCTTTTGTAAACTTCGGTTCACTTAAGAACTACGTAAATGAGGATTACGCCTTAGCGGCGTAATTGCTCGGGGTTGGCAACTTACCTAGCAACAGAAAAGTTGCACTTTTTGGAGAAGTCATGAGGTTAGGCGTAAGAGGTAGTAAATTAGCAATAGCATACGCAAACAAAGTCATTCATGCGTTACAGTCCCCTAGTCCTATAGAACTTGTTAAAATTAAAACCACAGCTGACATGCATGAAAATAAAGCTATCCATGAGATAGGCGGTAAAGGTGTATTTGTTTCTGAGATAGAAGAAAGGCTCTTAGATAAGTCTATAGATATTGCTGTCCATTCATTCAAAGATTTACCAGCAGAGATGAATGATGATCTTGAGATAATAGCTGTCTTAGAACGTAATGATCCAAGAGATTGCTATGTTGGTAAACTGCATCCTTATGCAAGAGTAGGTACAGGATCTCCCAGAAGAATAGCTCAATTGAAAAATAATTTTAATGTAGAATTTGATATTAGACCTATAAGAGGTAATATTGATACAAGACTTAAAAAATTAGATAATAATGAATATGATGCAATAATTTTAGCAGTAGCAGGACTAGAAGCACTACGACTACAGAAAAGAATACAAAAAATACTGCCTTTTGATAAGATGTTGCCATGTGTAGGACAAGGAGTGATTGCTATCCAGGCACGTAAAGATATGCCAGATAAGGATTTCTTTATTCAAAAACTTAATCATTTACCTACTTATTATAGTGTAATGAGTGAAAGAGCAATGCTACAGGAAATTGACGGAGACTGCCATACGGCAGTAGGTGCCGTTTCAACTCTTGTTGGCGACTGTTTAATCTTAGAAGCGATAAATTATAATAACAATAAACATTGGAAAGCAATGAGTAAAAGAAACGAATATATTTGGTTAGGTAGGGAAGTAGGTAAAAATATTAAATGAACGAAAAGTTCCAAAATGCATGTAAACGTATTGAACAAAAAACTCCACCTATATGGTTCATGCGTCAAGCAGGACGATATCATTCACACTATAGAAAACTTAAGGAAAAATGGACATTTGAACAACTCTGTAAGTTACCTAATTTGGCGGCTGAGGTTGCCTTAGGCCCTATCAAAGAATTTGATTACGATGTTGCTATTTTGTTTTCCGATATACTTTGGCCTTTAGAAGGACTAGGAATTCCATTAAAATTTGATCCAGGTCCTAAATTTGAATTTAATCTTACAGAACAAAATGCAGATGAATTAGCAGATACTAATAAGGCACTTGCATTTTTACATTTTCAAAAAGAAGCAGTTGAAATGACAAGGACAAGGTTGTCTAAAGATAAAAGTTTAATAGGATTTGTAGGCGGACCTTGGACACTTATGAATTATGCAGTTGGACAATCAAGGGTAACAAATAAATTTAAACTTGACTACATGGAAAAAATCTTAATACCTTTATTGGTTGATAATATAAAATTACAT